CCGGTAGCACCCTGTATCCCGGTAGCACCCTGTATGCCAGTTCCCGTCAAACCTTGTGCACCAGTTGCACCTTGTAAACCAGTTCCGGTCAACCCTTGCGATCCGGTTGTCCCCTGAGAACCGGTTGCACCTTGCACGCCAGCGCCGGTTAATCCCTGGGAACCGGTAGCACCCTGCACGCCAGCTCCTGTTAATCCTTGCGAACCGGTAGCTCCCTGTGCTCCTGCCAATCCTTGTGGACCAATATTCACGCCCTGCAGCACCGTTGGTTGAGTCATCGATTGCCTCAGCAGGATTGGTTCAGTAACCGTAAATTTGATTTCAGGCATCAGTCAACTATCTTTTGAAGTATGAAAAAATCACCTCTGCAGATGCGATAAGTTTTTCCATCTGCAGTTAAAAGTTTGAATTCATACCTGTGTGTTCCAGATTTCCCATCAGTATCTGCCGGCACGAGTATTACCTTAATTGTCTGTCCTGTAATAATAATTTCACCCGGATTGGCGCTTTCCTTTGTAATCAAAACCTCCTTATCCCTGTTTTGAATTTCAAACTTGCACGACGATCCTGTAATATTCAAGTCATTTGAAATGGTAATTTCAACGTCCGAATCATCACCTTCCATCCTTGTGAAATCTACCTCGCTGTCCAGTAAGTAACTTGCCATTTTATCTCCACTTTCTTTTTAACTCTTCAAACCTTTCTTTTGAGCTTTGCTTTGCCGGTTCCGGCTTTTTATCCCAGGGCAATGGAAAAACCGACTGCGGTGTATTCGGCTTTTTTGAATCTAAATGCGGGATAACCATTGCGTATGCCAAATATCTGGCTTGCTCCCATCTTACTTTTTCTCTCAATTCATTTTGTTCCCCCCAGGCTTTTATCATCCTGGTAAATTGAAAAGGGGTTAAATCCAAAAAATCATCCAGACTTAACCCCATCACTCCAACGCCAAAAGCCAACATCTTGTCTACTTCATAGACCTCTTCGTTTTGATCAGGAGCATTTAACTTTTTTTTTCGGCAAAGTCCATCACTTCCGGATGCTCGTCAACATAATCAATGAACTCTTCGAATGTAAAAGGGAACTCTTTGCGCATCATTTTTGCTCCCTGTCTGAGCGCACAATACATCAGAAGAACTGAATCTTCAAGGGTTACAGCCGTGTGAAAAGGTTTCCCCGACAATCGTTCAAATTCAATCAGTGCGCGATGCCCCACCACGATTGGGCATTTTTCGCCATTGATATCAATTACCTGCTTTTCCATTATACGGTTGCTACTTTGCTTTCAAGTTCTCCGTCGCCCTCAATGGTGCACGACACGGTTGCATCGTTGGCATTGGGTGCGTTCAGCGACAGGCTTGTAATGTAACCGTACCCCTCGTTGTAGTCGTCACCTATTTGCGATGGAAGATACAGGTCATCGCCACCGGCACTTGCAGCTCTGCCCGAAAGCTTAACCTGCACTTTGGTACGGTTATCCATCAGCGCCTTAAGTTCGGCAAATGAATATCCATCGTAAAGGGCGATTGATTCTGATGTGACCGACCATCCCAGTAACCCTGGCACTTTTCCTTTCCATCTGCCAGTGTCCTTCGACGACCGGTCGCGGGTTTCCATATTGACGTCGAGGGTGTGGCTTGTGCTGTGGGCTATGGGAGTCCAGGTTGTGGCAACCATAATGCTGAGCACGTAATCCTGTCCTTGTATAAATCCTGTGTTTGCTGCCATTTTTTGTCTTTATTTTACAGTTATTTGATTTGCTTTCTGAAGCAGTTCGTATATTTTGGCTTCAATTAACCCATATGCATGAAGAAATACCGCCTTTTCGCCATTTTCATTCAAAAACGGAACGTCGACTTTGCCTGCAACTGTGCCCGAAAGCATTTCTCCGATTGCCTTCACATCATTCACCCTTGCCAGTTCAATAATTTTCCGAAGCGGATGCACCCAATTGGCTGGGATGAGTTTGCCAACAATCAAGTTATCGATAAGCCTGATGACATTACGGTAGAAAAGGTAATCGCCTCCCTCCAGTATTTTACTGTCGAGTGGGGTAAGCTTATCCATGAACCGGGCAAGCCATCGCTCTTCTTTCGGTGTCAACAGGCCCTGAAACTTCATTTTCGCTCAAAGTTGGGGATGATGTATTCAATTAATTTGTCGAGCCACCCAAACACCTTGTCGTCTTTTAGTGTTGGGGTTATTCGTACAAGTATTTTAACAAGCGCCATTATGCTAAGCAACAATTCAGCCCAATAGCCCGACAACAGATCCCAAAAGTTCGTTTTCTGTGGATCTTCGGGAATCGGTACCGGCTCTTCGGCCGGAATATTGGCATATTGGAATATCGCTTCATTTGCGGGCACATCCGTTACCGCTACAATCGGTGCAGGAGCTTCGTCCCCGGTAAGCGATGTCATCGTATACTGAGGGTTGTCGGGTTCAACAATGCTGGTGACTGCTGTCGCTTCGTAACCGGTAAGCTCTGCCTGAACCGTGTACTGATGGTTGTCGGGTGCTGCAGCACTTGTAAAAGAACACCCGGTCATCACAACCAGGGCTAAAATCATACAGTAAAAAATTAACCTTTTCATTTTTGATTGTTTTTTGATTTTTTTGAATTTTGATTCCTATACCACCCCACGATCGTCAGTACTCCAACGGCCAGCGAGGTGCATAAAACAAGACTTTGAAGTAAAAAAAGAACCATATCCTGAAGCTCTGGCTTAATTACGATTGTACCTATTAAACCGCTGAATGATGTTACTGAGCCCACTTCAGGTTTTTGTCCTAAGAAATTGATAATCTTATCCATCCGGTTTTTATGTTCGCTGGATCCAGCCGTAAAAGAACTTCTCCTGCGTAGCATCGTCGGCTACGATCATCTTATAGCGCTCAAACTGCATCCCATTCATTGCCTTCAGAAGTACTTTAATGTTAAGGTCTTCAGTGCGCCCCTTAATCTTTTCAGCGGTGCCCATATAGGCGATGTATGCCTTTATTGTTTGTACGCCAATCACACCATCGGCATCTATATCGGAATAGTGGCGCTGATTGTCGTTCAGCATATTCAGCGCCTGCTGAAAATACTTAACTGCAGTGCGCCTTCCCTGGTTAACGGCAGTATCAAAAATTTCACAGGCTACCCGTTCACTCAATCCATCGATGCTGAGCCGGTCCCAGAAGTTTGTTTTGTAGAAGCTTCTTACCTTCACCTCCAACTCATCGTCCATTTCGAGGGCAGTACGCAGCGCGTGCAACGAAGTGCCACAGTTGGCTTTAATTTCGTCGATCAGCATCCAGCCGTCCCACTGGGGCCACATGTTGCGGGCAATGCCCCTCCATGTTTCGCCGCCACGGTCAGAAGGATGGTTTGAATAACCTCCTTCCGACCTGATGGTTTCGCGATATGCTTCGTTGAAATTTGCCATGCTGTTCATTTAATCCCGGCCCGGAAATCCGGACCGGGAAAGAAACCGAGAAAAAAGAGAAACTTAGGATACGGGTTCGTACAGTGCCACAACTCCGCCTTCATCCTCGCGGCATTTTTCAGCCCCGAAGCGTACCGAGCTGGAGATAACGGTACCCATGTACGTGGCATCGTCAGCATTGACGTAAGTCTTTGCATGTGCCTCGGCATGACACACCATACCCGAATGCCAGAACAGTGATGCGGGACGGTCGGTGGCAGCGGTACCTACTGTTTTGATACGCACGTTTGAGGCGTTGACAAGAGCAGGTTTGCTGCGCACCATCAGTTTGATACCATACAGCATTCCTATAATCCCCTTGAGGATCATCTCAGAATTGCCGGCCTTGAAAAAGTCGACATCCAGCACATTCATCAGGTCGGCAGCCGCATCGGGAGTCAGCAAACCGTAAAGCTCGCCAGGAATACTCATTGCATTTTGAGCCTGGAATTTTTTCCATACGCTCAGGATATCCGCCTTCTGGACAGCCAAACGGTTTCCACTCAATCCGGGAACACTGGTAGCACGTGCCGAACCGGTTGTAGTAACCAGGCGGGTCGACAAAGTTGGAGTCCACTGATAAAGCGCGTAATCTGCCGCTTTCGTGTTGATTGCAGCAGCCTGCTGGAGCTGTTTGTTCTGCCGCTTCGAGTAGTTCAGCACAATCTCCTCCGGATCGGTGATCAACAGCGGGTTGGCGTAAAAGGTTTTCATGGTACCCGTGACCTTTGTGTCGTCACTGGTTTTCACCTGAAGCGGCAATACAGTAGGTTTCCCTTCAATTGCATCATCGATGTCGCTCAGGTTCGGAATTTCAAAGGTTTCGGCATCGGCAGCAACGCCGGTTTCAGCGATGCTGTTTTTGTAAAATTCGTTCGAGGGGAAAAGCTGCTTTTGCAGTTCCTTCGAATAAGCTACGGTAGCTATCTGTGTCATGTTACTGTGTAGTTAAGGATTAATCAATCTGAACAGGAGTACCGGCTTCAACAAAGTTGGTTCCGTCATATACACATTCAACCGTTTTTGTTTTACCGGCAACTCCGGTAATGGTTGCACCGCTCATGCCGGTTCCAAAAATCGTTGTTTCTGTGCCGGTCGTTTTGAGCTTCAAGAACATTCGGGCACCTGTTTTCACCAACGAATTAACCGTGAGGTTAATAGTCCGGTTGCCGGTTGCCACCGTAGTCACGCCATCAACAACCGTCATCTGGTTGTCGATGGTAAGGGCCTGCGTGCCTGTAGCCGAAAGGCTAAGGGTGTCGGCCGCTCCAAAGGGATACTTAACTTTGTCTGCCATTTCGTATTGCTGTTGTTAGTTTTAACTCAACTCCTCTCCCCAGTACTCCTTGTACAATTTTTTGTACTGATCCGGTTTGTTCTGCTTCATTTCACGCAAAGCCGCCGGATCGTTTTTCTGATACCAGTCCCAATCTTTCTGATCTGCCTGTTTCGTACCCGACCCTTTCTGAAGTTCTGCAATCACCTCAGAGAGCCTTACAGGCTGCTCAGGCTTAAAATCCTCAGCCTTCAGTTCGGTCTCCTCCAGAAATGCGTTCAGGTCGCTTTCGGCCAGGTCACGCATTTCTTTCTCGTTGGCATCGGTAATCTTACCCGCCAAACGACCGGTCGTCACAACGCGGTCGACCAGCTTTTGTACGGGTGCTTTCGCATCCGATACCACACGGTCAACGGCTTGTATCAATGCCTGTTCATCGGCCTCTTCGGCCACATTCAGGCGTGCTGTCAATTGTTTCATTTTTGCGATATTAGATTTTTCAAGTTCATCAATTAAGAGGGCCACCATCCTCAAGGGCTCAACATTCTCCATTTTCCGTCCCGTGGCAATTACCGAATCAACCAAGCCGGCCGCAAGAGCTTCATCGGCCGATAACCAGGTCTCCTTTTTCATCATCAGCTCTACATTCGTATCGGCTTTGCAACGACGTTTTAATATGCCTTCAAGGATGCTTTTTATCGCTGAAAGCGCCCGTTTGTCACGGTCGGCCATTTTCTCTACTTTGTTCCCTTCTTCGTCGGTAAAAAACGGATCGTGCACCATCAGCCGGGCGTAATCGTTCATTACGATTTTATGTCCCGACACGGCAATCACTGCAGCCATCGAGGCAGCCACCCCGTCGATGTAGGTGATCACTTCAGACTTTGCAGCAATTATTGCGCTTACAATAGAAAGCCCCTGAAATACACTTCCACCAGGTGAATTAATACGGATGTGCAGGGTGTCGACACTTTCATCCAGATAGCCTATTTCCTGCGCAAAATAGTCGCCATCCACTTTATCGCCCAACGTGCCATAAAGCCTCAGAGTTGCTTCTTTTGAGGTCCGGTTGACAAGGTATTTGCAGATGTGATCCATAGGCTCGCTCAATTTTACTTTGATATTTAGATAACAAAGTTTGATTGACCGCATCGATTTTCCAAAAAAACCGCCAAGGTATACTACTTTCCATCTTACAGTTAGACACTTTTTTGTACTTTTTTTTTCGATTGAGCACCTTTGTAGTAAACAATCACGAAAATGGTGCACAAGAAAGAAGCTGCCGAAATTTTGTTCAAGGAAGGTTTCGAACAAAAAGACGTTGCGCGCATGTTGGGGCTATCGGTAACCACAATCTCAAAATATGCGATAGCCGGAAACTGGCGTAAAACAAAACAGCAGCACGACCTCCGTATCCTGACTGCTGAATCGGACAATGAGTTTAGCCTTGCACATCAGAGTCGTGTTTTGCGGCTGATGAGTGAAAAGCTCAGCCTCATGGTTACTGCAGAAATGAGCATCGAAGAGATGAAAGCCTGCCTGCTCCCTAAAGGAGAGATTGACGCAGTGCAGAAATTGAGCACCACCATTGCACGACGCGACCCCGACTGGAAACTCCTGGTGCGCGTGTTGCGCGAATTCTCCATCTTTCTCAAAGATGAAAATCTGGAACTTGCGCAGGAAATAGTACCACATATTGACAAGTACATCAACGAGAAACGTAAATCAATGTAATGGCGATCGAGTGGACCATACGGGATAAACGCGAGTACGAAGCCTGGTTAAGGGAGAAAGAGAGCATTGAGCGTGCCTCTCCAATCGATCGTGAATCGGCTGCCGACCGGAAAAAACGGATTGATCGGTTACTGGCTTCGTTCGATAAATTCTGCCAATACTACTTTGGCCACCTCATGGATTCGGAATTCGCCTGGTTTCACAAAAAGGCGGCAAAGCATATCACCGAAAATGCCGATACCCTTTGCGTACTGGAATGGCCGCGCGAACATGCAAAATCAATTTTTGCCGATGTAATGATGCCCATGTACCTCAAGGCACGCGGCGAACTTTCGGGGATGATGATCGCGAGCGCGAACGAGAATAAGGCAAGTACCCTGCTCGGTGACATCCAGGCCGAACTCATGTTCAACAAACGCTTTACAAACGATTATGGACAGCAATACTCACTTGGCAACTGGCAGGATGGCCACTTTGTTACAGGCGATGGAATCGGCTTCTGGGCCTTCGGCCGCGGACAATCGCCTCGTGGTACCCGTAAATCAGATAAGCGCCCGAATTACTGCGTGGTCGATGATATCGACGATGCCGTTATTGTGCGTAACCAGGCCCGCGTAAAAGAAGCCTGCGACTGGGTGCTAGGCGATTTATACGGTGCCATGCCCAACAAAGGCAGCCGGTTAATCATTGCCGGCAACCGCATACACCGCAACAGCATCCTTGCAAACATTGTGGGCGATGTAAATCCTGGGGATCCCAAAAAAGAGAATATTTTCCACCTTAAAGTTTTTGCCCTCGAAAATCCGAAAACTCACGGCAAAGATCTTACCGGTACGCCGGCATGGAAAGAACGCTACACCAAAACCGAAATTCTTAAGAAGATGACGCGGCAGGGGTCACGCATCGGTCTGCGTGAATTTTTTCATGAGCACATTGTCGAAGGTCGCATTTTCCGTGAGGAGCACCTGCCATGGGTCCCCGTTTTACAGCTTTCGCAATACGACAAGCTTATTACTTACAACGACCCATCCTACAAAAGCGGACAGAGCAATGACTTCAAGGCAATTGTGCTGATAGGCCGAAAAGGACGTTATTACGACATTATTGATGCCTTTGTCCGCCAGTGCACCACTGCCGAAATGGTAAGGGGGCATTATAACCTGTCAGCACAAATACCCGCAAAACTGATTTGCCGCCACTACATGGAGGCCAATTTTATTCAGGACCTCATGCTGGAGGAGTACTGGCGCGAGGGTGAAGCACGCGGATCGGTACTTCGGATAAGGGGCGATAAACGCAAGAAGCCCGATAAAGAGGCCCGTATCGAAAACCTCACCCCATTTACCGAGCAGTGTTTTATTCGCTTTAACCAGGATATGAAGCATTTGCCCGACATGCAGGAACTCCGCAACCAGTTTCTGGGATTCCCCGACGTGGAGCACGACGATGGCCCCGACGCCGTGGAGGGAGCAATATTCCTCCTTAACCAGCAGGGTGGCGAAAGCGCCCGCACACAACAACAAAAACCGGTCGTATCCGGTGATTTCAAACGCAATGCAGCCCGCGAACTTTAATAACCGAAAACATGGCAAACAATTTTCTGAAAGGAACCGATTACGACAACTGGATAGGCGAAAGCCTGATGCGGCAGATTATCGGCTCTGACTTCGATCTGCTGAACAGTCCCGAAAACATGGCGCAGTCAATGATAACCGACGCTTGCGGATCGAAATACGACCTGGCCGCAGAGTTCGCAAAAACGGGCGAAGCACGCAACCACACCCTGCGCCGGTGGATGTTAAGCCTTGCAGCTTACTTCATTTACCACGACATTGCCGATGTCGATATTCCCGAGCGAATTATCAAGGATTACGACGATGTACGTTTGGAACTGTCACAGATCGCAGCCGGGAAACGCGATGTCGACTTTGTGCGCCTGCTCGATGAAAGTGGATACGACCGTACCTCATTCCTGTCCGGATCGGAAAGTCAACGAACGCACGATATTTACTGATTTAAAAAAGCACCATGTCAATATTCAGCATCTTTCAAAGCAAGCCTGCGGCCGTAGCAACCCTTAAACCCGAACGAAAAAAGCGGCTTTCAGAGCAACTTACGAACGCACCGGTCGACCGGGTTACCATGCAGATGAACAACCTCCGTCAGGCAATCGACGAGGCGCTCGATGTGAACAACCCCAGCATCAACAACCTGATGCTTTATTACGACAATGCCATGCGCGAAAGCCACGTGCGTTCGCAGGTTACGGTAGCAAAAAACATGGTGCTGGCGGCTCCATTTGCCCTTGGTCGCAACGGATCGGACGACACTGAGGCTATAAAGCTTTTGAAACGTCCATGGTTCGAAAAGTTTGTCGGTTATGCGATCGATTCCGAATTTTATGGGTACAGCCTTATTGAGTTTGGCGAAATAAAAAATGGCGAGTTTCAGGATTGCAAAATTTTCCCACGCCGGCATATCAAACCCCGCAGCCGCATGGTTCTTGCCAATCCGGGCGACATGGCTGGTTTCAGCTATGGCGACAAACTCAACGATTTTTACCTGGTTGAAGTTGGCGATGTCGAAAGCCTCGGCACGCTGGAACTGGTATGCAGGGAGGTAATCTGGAAAAATTTTGCACGCGTCGACTGGAGTGCAGCTTCCGAACGTTTCGGAATGCCTTTCGTATTCATGAAAACCCGCCTCGACGACGATGCAGAGGTACAAAAGCGTGCCCGCATGTTGGCAAATATGGGTACAAAGGGGTGGGCCATTGGCGACCTCGACGATGAACTCGAATTTTTGGAAACATCGAAAAGCGATTTTTATAAGATCTATGCCGAGAATGCAAAATACTGCGACGAGCAGATCAGCAAATTGATCAACGGCCAAACCGGTACTTCCGATGAAAAGGCCTTTGTGGGTAGCGCAGAGGTCCATGAACGCATTCTCGACAATTATACCGACAGCCGCCTGCGACGTATTACCAATGTGGTCAACTATGAGCTGATCCCATTCCTGGTTCATTATGGATATCCGCTCGATGGACTGCAGTTCCGCTATACCGAACTCGACCCGAAGGAAAAGACTCAGGGTCCGGAAAATCAGGAGGAGGACTCCGATACCAACGAACCCGAAAACACAAAAACTCAAAAAACAGGCAACAGGCGCAAGGTTTTGAGAGACCTTTCAGGCACTAAAAAAAAAAGATCGGCAATACCCTGGTAATTAACCAGGATACAACAACCGACCCGGTTCAAAATACTTTCCGCCTGCTATCGGAGCAGGTGCGCATGGGCACCAACATCGACATCACAAAACTTCATTATTCCGACCCGCGGTTTAAACTCTACAACAACCTGCAGAGCGATGTGGCACGTTTTGCCACATACCGCGAAGCACGCAGGCAGAAGGATCTTGCTGCGGCCCCCGATGCAGCCACACGCCTGAAAATTGAAAAGCGGTATGCCGAGTGGTTGAAAACAGAAAAACAGGGAGCTTTTGCCAATGCCGCAGCGGCAGCCAAGTGGACCAAGTTCGCCGAGAATGCCGACCTGTACCCCAACCTCCAGTACCGTACTGCCCGCGATAAGGATGTGCGACCGGAGCATGCCCGCCTCGAAGGATTAATTCTTCCCATTAACGACCCGTTCTGGAGCACCCATTACCCGCCACTGGGCTTCGGGTGCCGGTGTTATGTGACTCAAACCGACAAAGCTGTCGTTCGTTCAGAAAATTACCTTGAAACAAAAGC